GACTGGCGGTACGGTCAAATGTGCGTCGGCAAACGCTGGGAAGATATGCGCGACAAATTGGCGGCTGATTTGGCAAATACAGATGCTATCGCACGCAACATCGCTGACGGATATATGCCCGAGGTTTACGCGGTCAATCATAACTTTGCAACATATCAGATAGAAACAGGCGCAAGGCTGGATACGTCATATACGCTGTATGACGCACAATCGGTTGAACGCCTTGTGAGAGATAACCCCGACGTATTGCCACAGATCGGGCGCACAACGCAGGAGTTGATTGATAAAGGTGTCCTCAAAAAGTGGAACATGAAAAACATACAATCAACGGCGATACAAGGCATATTGCAGGGCGAAAGCATAACCAAACTTGCAAAGCGTATGGCAAATGACGTGGGCGCAAGCAATTACAAGGATTGCGTAAGGCACGCACGGACAATGACAACAGCGACACAAAACGCAGGTCGTGTTGACGGCTTCAAGCGTGCAAACGATATGGGCATTGATGTAATGCAAGAATGGGTCGCAACAATCGACGGCAGGACAAGGCACGAACACAGGATACTTGACGGGCAGAGGCGCAAGGTAGGCGAACCGTTTGAGGTTGAGGGCGAAAAGATCATGTACCCAGCAGACCCAGCCGCACCGTATCACTTGATTATGAATTGCAGATGCACGCTTATCGGTCAGATAAAAGGGTTTGAGCGCAATACACAGGCATACCGCGAGGATAAAGACCTTGACGGAATGACATACGACGAGTGGAAACAGGCGAAAGCACCCAAAAAGGCAAAAACGACACAAGCCGCGCCAGCGCAAACGCAGACAAAATCAGCACAGCCGAAAACCACGGCAAACGCAATCCATACAAACAATATGGATAGTTATAACTGGTTACAAAACGCGGCAACATCCGATAAAATAGAGCATAACGCGGTTAAGACGATGCAAACGCCGTTAAAATCAGAACAGATAATAGAAAAACTGGCTGGCGGAGATCAAACAAACGGGTCGTGCGCGTCGTTATCAATATGCTATGCGGCGAACAGGTGCGGCATTGACGTTACTGATTACAGGGGCGGATTAAGTCAAAGGCTATTTTCACGGTCAAGCAACCTTGACAAAGTATTTGAAACGGCAAACGCAAAGGCTGTAACGCATACCATTAAAAAAGAGGCTGGCGACACGGCAAAAATATTACAAGGTATCGAAAAAGACAAGGAATATATTTTAGTGGCTGGCAAACACGCGGCGATAGTGCGTAAAACAGACGACGGGTTGCAATATCTTGAAATGCAATCAGCAAGAGAAAACGGCAACGGGTGGAAACCTTTTGAAACTAACGGGCGAACGGTTGCGCAGACATTGAATCGGCGGTTTGGATGCACGAAAAGCCAAAAAACAAGTTATGGTTTCAAACTTACCAGCAAGGCAACGCTGGTTGATGTTGAATCATTCCAGCCGACCGAGGAATTAAAGGGCATTTTAGGGTATATAAATACAGATGCAAGCAAACAAATGAAAGGGGCAAGCGGTGGCATCAAATAACAGGTGGTACAAGGAAAACCCAAATGATCGAATATGGTGGCTGGATAATACCGATGAAGTGACGGGCGAATTTGTTATTAGTTTTGATAAAAAGACGCAATATAACATTTTTTCTGATCGGGATAAAATGACAGCCGAACAACTGGCGTTGTTTTACAAGGAAAACCCATTTTGGCGTGAGTTTTTTGAGGGCGAATAATGGCAGACGTAAAGATCACAGACAATACCGATAAATTCAAAGCCGCAATGGATGATGCTGTTAATCGTGCGTTAGAGGCAATCGGGATACAAGCCGAGGGATACGCCAAACTTGAACTTGAAAACAGCCCACGCAGGATTGACACGGGCAATTTGCGTAATAGCATAACCCACAGCGTTAACAATGACGAAAACGCGGTATATATCGGCACAAATGTGGAATACGGCATATATGTGCATGAGGGCACGGTCAAAATGGAGGCTAACCGCTTTTTGAAAAATGCCGTCGAGAAAAACAAGGGCGAGTATGCCGAGATCGCAAAATCCTTTATGAAATAACAGCTGATATAAAAAACGGTTGATATTTTTATAAAAAAGTGATTAAATAACATTAGGTATTCAAATGTCAAGGCACTGACACCGAAGAAAAGGAGAATAACATGAGTTTAACGCGAAAGTTTTTAGCCTCTAAAGGAATTGAGGCAGACGTTATCGACGAGATCATTGATGCACACACCGAAACTGTCAACGGGTTAAAGGACAGGATTGACGAGGCAGAAAAGTACAAGGCACAGGCTGACAAAGTGCCCGAACTTGAAAAAAAGGTCAAAGACCTTGAAAAAGCCGTGAAAACGGGCGGCGATTATGACGCATTAAAAAAGGAATTTGACGACTACAAAGCCGAAATCAAGCGCAAGGACGAACGGACGGCGAAAGAAAACGCTTATAAGGAAATCCTTAAAGATGCAGGGATACCCGAAAAGCATTTTGCGAAAATCCTTAAATACAGCGACGTTGACGGCGTGGAACTGGACGCAGACGGCAAGATCACAACCGCTAAAGACATATTAGCGGCAATCAAAGACGAGTGGGGAGATCACATTGAAACGACCGACAAAAAGGGCGCGGATACGTCACAGCCTCCGAAGAACACAGGCGGCAAAGCAACAATGACCAAAGACGAGATTATGGCTATCAAGGACAGCGCAGAACGGCAAAAAGCAATCCTTGATAACAAGGAACTATTCGGACTATAAGAGAGGAGTATTATTATGGGAGCAGAAACAAATCTGATCACTACAGACGAAATGAAAAAGGTACGCGAGGTTGATTTTGTAAACCAGTTTGCACACAACAGCCTTGCCAAACTACTTGAAGTGCTGGGCGTTACCCGTAAAATCCCTATGATGGAAGGAACGACCATGTACGTTTACTCAACCACAGGCACATTACATAGTGGCGCGGTTGACGAGGGCGATATTATACCGCTTTCACAGTACGAAACAAAAAAAACACCCGTAGGCGAGATCACACTTAAAAAGTGGCGTAAGGCTGTATCAGCCGAGGCAATCAAGAAGTCGGGATATAACGCAAGTGTTATCGAAACTGATAACGCACTTCTCCGCGATGTGCAGGCAGGCATCAGATCATCCCTGTTCGGATTCCTTAACGGCACGATCACGGGCTCAACAGCCGTAACGGGCAACGGATTGCAGGAGGCACTTGCAAACGCATGGGCACAGTTACAGATCAAGTTTGAGGACGATACAGCCGAGGCTGTATATTTCGTCAATCCGCTTGATGTTGCGCCTTATCTTGCAAAGGCAAATATCAGCACACAGACGGCATTCGGCATGAATTACGTTGAGGATTTCCTCGGACTTGGCACAGTCATTATGTCAAGCCGCATTACGCAGGGAGAGTTTGTCGCAACGGCAAAGGAAAATCTCATCCTGTATTATCTGACCATGAACGGCGATATTGCAAACGCATTTTCGCTGACAGCCGACGAAACAGGATACATCGGCATCAAGTCGGGTTATCAGAACGAGGAAAGGGCACAGATCGAAAGCCTTGTAATGTCGGGCATTGACATTCTTGTTGAGTACGCGGCAGGCGTTATCAAGGGCGAGATCGACGATTCTTTTTAACAGACCTCACGGTTAACGCCGAGGACGGTGAGGTTGAAGTGTTCGGCACAAGCGTTTCTGATTTGCAGGATAATGTTACCGTATCGGACGGCAAAGTGACGGGTACACTGAAATACTATGATGAAGCAGGCGCGATTGTTGATCAGTGGGGAGCAGGATATTTCTTTGCATTCAAGATCAGCGACATTGACGAAAACGCAACCAGCGTAAAGGTTGGATTACAGCCGAGCGCAGGAAGTGGCGCGGCAGAAATCATAGACGACCCCGACAAGAACGGAATCGCAAAGATCACAGACAAAGAATCACAGGTATTCAAGGTTGTTCAGACCGATGCCGCAGGGCATAAGAACGTACAGTTGTACGATTTAAGTGGTTTGACGCTTGAAAAAGGAGATTGATATGTCCGTAGTGATAGCAAAACAGGTAAAGGGGGGCACACCAAAAAG